CGTCTTGACCAGGCCCTCGCGGACGCAGTCGGCATAGAGCTGCCGCGCCTCAAAATGGTCGACGGGCGAGACGAGCCGGAGCATCAGAAAACGTTCCAGTCGGCCGACTGCACGATAGCCTGGGGTTTCAGGACGTGGACATTGGAGGGGTTCACGCCCTTGGCGATCGTCTCGGCGATCGACGCCACGCCGTCGACGCCCAGGATGCCGTATTGCGCCGCTTCGGCGGCGTTGGCGGCGGTGTTCTTGATGGGCTTGGGGTCATAGGTGCCGTCGTGCCGCTTGCCGAAGCGATACTCGCCCTCGAGCGCGTCGATCAGCTGCTGGCAATAGACCGGGCACAGGACGAAGGCGGGCACGTCGCGGGTGATGGACCGCCGCATCTTGGCACCGAGCGCCTCGAGGCGGTGCGGCCATTCCTGTGAGGGCGACGGGTCGATGCGGTGGCCCAGCGCAAGCATCAGGATCTCGAAATGCGCGGGGGTGTTATAGACCTTGTCACCGCCAAAGAAGCCGGCCGGGTCGCCGGTCCACTTGCCCGGCGGGACACCCTGAAAGCGCGGGTGGCGAAGGATCGGCACCAGCTGGTCGATGAAACGTTCGATGCCTGTTCCCGGCTGGCAGGCCAGCGAGAAGAGGCCGCGGTGCTGGCCGTTGGGCGCGACCTGGAAGCCATAGGCCGCCGGCTGGCCGGCGCCGGATGCTTGGCCGCCCTGGTCGAAACCGATGTTGAGCGGCAGGCCGGACAGGACCTCGAGCTGCACCGGCGCGACATGCCGCTCGCGGTCGAAGTCCTCGTCGTACACCGGGAGGCCGTCTTTCACGCGGCCGACCTTGCCCTCGACCATGCGCCGGGACTGGTCCTTCGGCATGGTGCGCATCTCGAGCTCGTAATCGGCGCGGCTTTTGCCGGCCCGGTTCTCGGCATTGTCGGCGAGGCCGGAGGGCTGCTGGAAGAAATTGATGGACCGCGGCTCGGTGCCGGTGGGGTCGAAGTCCTCGCGGAACGATCCGCGCTTGGCGGCGAGGTAAAGCGGGTGCTTCGGCGCCGGCGGGTTCATGTCGACGGCCATGACGCGCGGCCGCTCGGCGCCCGGCGGCAGCTCGCGCATCGACGGATAGCGGCCGGTACGCGAGAAGAAGAACGGGATGGCCTGCCAGTCGAGGCCATCGGCCTCGGTGGCCCAGGCGAAGCTGGTCTCGTAGGACTTGAAGATCAGCTCGAAATTGAGGTCGCCGACCGCGAAGAAGTCGACCTGAATGTCGACGGGCACCTCGCGGGCGATGCCGTTGATCGGCCGCACCGTCGAGATCTTGAGCTTGTGGCAGGCCGGGCGGTCCTGTCCGCCGGAGAAGTCCGGGTGCAGGGAGACGGGGAACCAGTCGAGCCAGGACTGCAGCGTGGTGCGGTAGAGCGAGCGGAAGTTGTCGCGGATGACCGTGACCTTGCAGCGGATGACGCCATCGTTGCAGATGGGCATGCGGGTGAGCGCGAACTTGATGGGCTTCACCGCCGAGGCGACCGTCTTGCCGGAGCCGCCGGGGCCCATGATGATGTCGATGGGGCCTTCGCTGTCGATGTAGGCGGCGCCGACCGGACCAGGCGGCGCGTAGCGGGTGAGCGAGAAGCGGGACAAGCGCGGCATCTTGAAGCCGCACAGGTCCTCGAGCTCGGCGCCGGTGAGGGTCTTGGTGCCGTCGAAGAGATCGTCGCTCATCGGGTTACCTTGCGCGTCACGAACCACACTTTGGCCATCTCGCAGACGACGACGGGGTGGCACTCGCCATCCTGGTCGCCGAAGCCGAAGGCCATAGGCACGTCGCCCTCAACAGGGATGAGCACCAGGGCGCTGGTGACGTCGCCGTGTTGACCACCCTCGATCGCCGATGCCAGCTCGCGCAGCTTCTCGGGTACGTTCCGCAGCGATTGGCGCTTGATTTCGACCACGTTGCTCATGCCCGCGCCCCCGCGCCCGCCGACCCACCCGCGAGGGTGCCCACGCCCCTGGACCCGATGGCCTGCCGGGTTGTTCCCGCGCCCGCCCGATCGCGTCTCCTGAAATCGCCGTGTGTGTGAGGAGGCACCCCCCGGGGGAGGGGGCGGGGGGGCCGATTTTCGAGGTCGCGCGCGCGGGCGCAGGCGGGCGGGCGCGCGAGGGGGCGGGGGTGGGCGCGCGCCTGCGCGAGGCCGGCCGGACCGGTCTCGCCCCAGGCGGCAAGGTGCAGCACGTGATTTTCAATCATCATCCCTCACACCGAATATGTCAGCGTTATCAACGGTTTGCGCATCGCTGGCCGTGCCCTCGATTTGTGAGGCTCGCGGCGTCACGTCCTTAAGTCCCTGATCGGCCTCGGTTTTCTGCGTCACCAGCCCGCCGATCATCATCAGCGGCCGCGCGCCCTCAACCTTGACCTCGACGGCCTTGGGCTGCTGCTGGTGCCAGTAGGGCATGAGAGCGTCGGCGGCCTTGATCTGCAGCTGCAGCGCCTGGCCGACATCGCCGACCAGCGCGGCCAGCTCGCGAAGATCCATCGCCACCACCGCGGCCAGGTGCTCCATCGGGTCGCGATAGCCGCGCGCCATCAGATACTCGCGAACCTTGGACGTCGCTCGGTTCGGCGAGCCGGCTGGCCTCCCGGGCCCTCGGCGCACCGGCGGCGCGATCGCCTGCCCTGCCAGCTCGCCCAGCTCCTCGCCGAACGCCAGGAGGTCGGCCGCCGCCGGGTCGGCGAGCTGCCCGCCGGCGGCCACGCCCGGCGCGGCCGTGTGTGCGCCATGTTCGGCCCCTGAAACGGCCGGTCCGGCGCCGGGCTTGCCCAGGTCGGCGGTCATGCGCGCATTTCTCCCGAATATTCAATGCCTTGGCCAGCCGGAGCCATGCGGCCGCCGCATGCCGCGCGGTCCTGTAACCGCGTCATAACCGGCCCATAACCGCATTTCTCTATATGGATCAATGGCTTACCCCCTCCGGTTATAGGGTTATATGGTTATGGACCCCTGCCTCACATGCGCGCCCGCGCAACACACGTGCGATACACGCGCACGTCACGCGCGCGCGAAGCGCCATAACCGACTAACCGCCCCCCTAACCCGATGATATCGCGAGGTTTTCCCGGTTATGTGCCGGTTACATGCCGGTTAGTCGCCTAACCGGGCATCGCGGCGCTTCGCCTACCCTTGCATTGATGCACGGAAGCGACCGCGTTAACTGCCCGCGCCGGCCCGGCCGGCCGTGGTTGAGGCCGGCCGGGAGCAATCCGGCGCGGTCCGCATGGCCAGCCAACAGGCCGGGGCGGAGACGCAAAACGACGCGCCACGCACCATGAGGGGCGCGGGGCGCGAGGGTGTCAGGGCTGGGAGGTCAGCCGGAGCCGGAGCCGTCGCCGGAGCCGTAGCCGTCGCCGGAGCCGTAGCCGGAGCCGGAGCCGTAGCCGGAGCCGTCGCCCTTCTTTGCATCAGCTCCGCTCATAGGTCGGCGCCTCGCGCAGGGACTGCTCGGCGGCATCGCTGGTGGCGATGATCTCGCAGTTTTCGGTGAGCACCACGTCGATCGGTGCGCCGACCTTGCTTTCGCTGTGATCGATGCCGGCGGTGGCGACGCCGGACAGGAACGCGCCCTTGCCGGCGACCTTCCAGTACCAGAGGCGGCGGCTTTCCGTCAGCTCGCACTCGCGCCCGCTGCGGGACTTGAGCACGCCTGCATGGACACCTGCATCGCGGGTGCGGACGACAACGTACTTGCCGATCCAAGGATCGGTTGCGGTATCAGCCATGGTTTTCTCCTGTCTGGCTGGTTGGGAAAAATCAGGGCAGCTTGCCCTTGCCGAGATTGGCGAGCTGGGCGGCGGCATCCTCGGCGAGGTTGGCTTCGGCGCGGGCAGCCAGATCCAGAAGGATCTGCGCGGCTTCGCGCGCGCCTTCGGGTGTCCAGGCGACGAACAGGCCCTTGCGGCCGAGCTCAAAGGTGAAGAACACGTGGAGCCGGTTCCACACGCCATAGGTGGTCATTTCGCTGGGGCAGAAGTGAACGCCATCCTGCCGGGTGAAGCAGTGCAGCGCGGTGGCGGTGCGGGCTGGATCGGCGGGCTCGATTTCGAGGCCGCAGGGCAGCTGCTGTTTGGGATTATCCATGGTCCTGGCTTTCGGGATGGGCGCCGTCGATGCGATCGATCAGCGCGAGGCAGAGTGCACCGAGCTTGACCGTGCGGCGGCGGATCTGTTCGGCGGGTTTGTGCCACTGCACATCTTCGCGGATGGCGCGGGCAAGGCTTTCAAGATCGCGCGCGAAGTCGCCCAGGGGGCGGCGCTGATCGGCCTCAAGCGTGTGACCGTATTTCACGACCTGCAGCGCGCGGGCCTGCATCACATCTTCCATTGCGCGGACGGGAATGGAGGTTAGCGCGGGGGCCGGGCATGCGCTGCCAGCCCCCGCGCCTTCCGGCCCCGCCCCCGCGAGCGGCCCTTGCGACCCGATGGGCTCATCCGCCGGGACCGGAAAAGTGTTCATGCGTGCTGCCTCCTGCAATCGGGCACAAGCGAGCGAAGCTGCGATATCTCGCGGCGGGCCAGCTGCAGCTCGAGCGTCAAGTCGCGCACCTGGCGCTCGGCCAAGTCCCGATCGCGTGCGGCAGCGGCGGCCTTTTGCTGCAAGGCGCGATATTGGCCTTCGAGCGTGGACAAGCGCTTGATCGCGCGAGCATAATCGGTGAGGGGCTGCTTGCTCATGCGGCCTCCGTGACGGCTTCGTTCAGCCGGGCGGACAATGCGGCAAAGTGGCGGGCGTAGCTGGCGAGGGCGACGCGCTGGCACTGGTGGTTGAACAGCAGGTTCCGCACGGCCTGCGCTTCCATTTCGCGGCCTTCGTCCTCGAGCTTTTCGACCAAGCGCTCCACCGGCAGGCGGACGCGATCATAGCTGGCGGTCGCGCGGAAGGTGGACGGGCCGCTCATGGCTGAACCCACGTGACATAGATCCACGCAAAAAAGCCGGTGACAAGAATGGTGGCGACCATGCAGCCGATGAACACGGCCAGATCGAGGATATCGGGACGCGGATTTTCGGGCGGCATCGGGTGGATCATGGCCAGATCCCTGTGCGAAAGGCGGCGACGGCCAGCACGGCGCCATAGGCGGCGAGCATTGCGGCGTAGAGGCCGACCGCGCCGGTGATCAGCACGCGCCAGCTGGGGCGCGGACCGCGCGGAAAAAGCGCGGTGGCAGGCGGCGGGGGCGGCGGCGGGATGGCATCCCAATCGGCCTGCAGGCGGGCCAGTGCGTGGGGGAGCCGGTTCATGCGGCCGGCGCTCCGTGCACGTCCTCGCGGGGGTAGCCGCGCACGTAGGCCTTGGCCTCTTCCTTGGTGACGTGCGCACCATCATATTCGAGGTAGACCGTATCGGCATCGAGCGCGTCGATCAGGTTGCAAAGCAGATCGACCTGCGCCGGCGTATCGTTCTGCAGCATGGCGCTGCCACAAACGCCGCTATCGACATAAGCCTGCATTGCCGCGCGGGCCGGTTCCGACTGCAGATGCCAGCTTTTCAGCGTGCCCCACTTGAGCGAGAGTGTATCGCGCGCGCTCATGCCCCGCGCTCCATATCCCGGCCGCCGACCAGGCGAAGGTTGGCGGCGTTGGCGTCCATGGCCTTGCCGGCTTCGGCCATGGCGCGGGCATCGATGTGGGCGGCGGCGCTGGGGGGCACATAGCCTTCGAACCAGGCATCGACCGCGGCGCGGTCGATGCCTGG